TTTGTTGTCTACTGGAGACCGATACCACACATACATTTCTTCACTACCCCATTCTAAAATATTCTGAGTCAAGTCACAGTATCTCATGAATTTGCGCTCCCAGAGGGAACGATATACTATATTGCTTGGATCACCTTTGTATTTTTTTGGGTTGGAAGGTTGATACTTTCCCTTATATGACATCTAAATACTTAATAATGTAAGACTCGTATAAGGTATTTAGAGTGGCAGCACCTAGACCAAGAAGGATATCAGATTTTAAACCAACGCTAACTAACTTAGCACAAACTTCACATTATCAGGTTATTTTTGGTGGGTTGCCTCTCCCCCTGAGGCAACATTTGAATGTGAGGGGAGTTGGTTACAGATTCATTGGAGAAACTGTCGGTCTTCTGTGTGACTCTGCTTCTCTACCAGGAAGTTCTTTTGCTACCGCCGACATTGTTGGCAACTACATGGGTGTCACTGAAAAGATGGCACACACAAGAGCATACACTGAAATACAACTTGAGTTCTATGTTGACAGTGAATATAGAACTATAAAGTTTTTAGAACACTGGATGGAGTTCATTGCAAGTGGTTCTGGTCAGAGACAGTCTAGTGAAGGATATTTCTTTAGAATGGCATATCCTGAGGACTATAAGACAAACCAGACAAAGATAATAAAGTTTGACAGAGACTATGCTAATAATATAGAATATACTTTCTATGGTATGTTCCCACAAGCACTGAATGCAACTCCTGTTAAATATGGAACCTCGGAGATATTAAAAGCAACTGCTACATTTAATGTGGATAGATATGTTGCTGGAAAACATGATAGTTATTCTATCTTCAGAGGAAACTCTGATAATAAAAATGGACTTCCAGATGACATTAGTTTCTATGGAGACATGTTTGAGACAAACATAAATTATGATCCAGAACTCTTCAAAGGAGCATTTAATATGGATGCCAGTGCAATAAATTCTACTGGATATTCAGTAGAAAACCAACCATTCTCTGTTGGGGGAAACATCTCACAGTAAAATAAATAAACTTAACTGAACTTTTTGGGTTATTATGCCTTTACCAAAGATTGCTACGCCAACATATGAGTTGGAAATTCCTTCTACGAAAAAGAAAATAAAATATAGACCTTTTCTAGTCAAAGAAGAAAAGATCCTCATTATTGCAATGGAGAGTGAGGACAATAAGCAAATTGCAAATGCTGTAAAAGAAGTTATTTCTGCTTGTATTTTGACTAGGGGTGTAAAGGTAGAAGAACTATCAACGTTCGACATTGAATACCTGTTCCTTAATATCAGGGGCAAGTCTGTCGGTGAGGAAGTTGAAGTTCTTATCACTTGCCCAGACGATGACCAAACAAGAGTTCCTACAGTCATCAACCTTGATGACATTGAAGTTCATACATCTAAAGACCATAGTAGAGATATTCGTCTAGATAATGATCTTACTTTGAGAATGAGATACCCATCAATGAATGAGTTCATTAAAAACAACTTCACTACAGAGGAATCTATTGGTGTTGATGATACGTTTGATCTTATCTCTTCTTGCATTGAACAAGTCTACACCGAAGAAGAGTCTTGGACTGCTTCAGACTGTACAAAGAAAGAACTGAGAGAGTTTTTGGAGCAGTTGAGCTCTAAACAGTTCAAACAGATTGAAACTTTCTTTGACACAATGCCAAAACTATATCATGTTATCAAGATAAAAAACCCAAACACTGGAGTTGAAAGTGAGGTTGTGTTGGAGGGACTGTCTGCTTTTTTCGCGTAGGTATGGCTCATACTGATCTTGAGTCATACTTTAAGGTTAATTTTGCTTTGATGCAGCATCATAAATACTCATTGACAGAGTTAGAAAATATGATACCTTGGGAAAAGGAAGTATATCTTTCCCTCCTAAAGCAGTACATTGAAGAGGAAAATCTAAAAGAGAAAGCAAATGGCTGAGATGAGGTCACCAATCCAAGGAGGAATAGACCAGGCTAGAAGATCCTTTTCTGCGTCTTCCTTGGGTGGTGGTGCCATCGTTCCATATAACCCAGCAGTCGCTGCAGAAAATAATGCATCCAGAGAACTGCTGCAGCGCAATGAAGTAACACTGCAACAAATTAATTCATCTGTACTAACAGTTGGTTCCCAAATGAACCAACTGAATAACAATCTTATCAGTATTTCCAACTTAGTAACACAGTCATCACAGTTAGAAGCACAAGAAGCGCAGCAGAAAAATAAACAAGAGAATATGCTGGCGCAGCAGCAACTGAGAGAAGGAAAAGAGAGTTTAATAGAAAGAAAGATACAAAGCGCACTACAGAAACCTGTACAAAAAATTGGAGCAAAGGCACAGTTTGCACTTGGCGGGTTGATGAACTTCTTCAACCAACTATTCTTTGGTTGGTTGTTATATCAAGGTATAGAAACTATAAGTGCTTTAAGTGAGGGTAATACTGAGAAGTTAAACCAGATAAAAGATAATGTATTAGAAAATCTCACAAAGGTTGGTTCTGTATTATTTTTCCTTAATGGTGGACTATTCACCATCATTAATGGTTTAGGAAGAGTCGGTCTTTTATTCTTCAGAATAGGAAGACTTGGTATAATAAGAAAACCGTTCATATATTTGTGGAATATTCTTACTGGTATTGGTAAGAGGCTTGCCAAGATATTACCACCAGCAGTTAGAAAACTCATCAGACTTGGTGCTGGTGGTGGATTGGCAAGTCCAGCAAATCTTCTTGGTTTGGGTGTTGCTGCTGGAGCAACCTATTTACAAACTAAGGAAAATGTAGAGCAGGGAATGGAACCTGTCCCTGCTGCTGTTGATGCAGCAACACCAGCTGTTGCAAGTGCTGCTGCTGGTGCTTTAACTAAGGGACCATGGTGGTTGAAGGCATTTACAGCTACTGCTGCTTTTGTTGGAACTGAATATCTTCAGGATAAAGGTATTATCAATTTATCCAGTATGTTCAGTTCTGGTCAGGAACAAATGGATGGTGGTGAACAATTTACAACTGATACAAAAAGAGAAGTTAACGCGGTAGAGCAACCAGGTGGTGACACTACAAAACCGCAACAAATGAAAGCGGCAGAAATATCTTCTGCACCTAGATCCGATACGACTAAACAAATAGGTCCAGAACCCGAACCAGCACCAACAATTGCTTTCTTGCCAGCTGCAGCTCCTGTACAGAAAACACCATCTGTTCCAGCAGCACTTGGTGAAGCAAACAGAATTGCAAAAGTTTCTCCTGGAAATTCTGATAATTTTTATAGAGCATTTTCTCAGACTCAATATCAGGTGGTGTAAACAATGGCACTTTCTCCAATAATAAAGAAATCGTCATTAAGAGTTTCTTCTCTTTCACAGTCAGTAGAGTCATTGAATAGAACTTTCAACAATTCTGTAAGGTTGACTAACGACATTGTTCAAACCATGTCGGAAAGGAATGATCTAAAGAGAAAATCATTAACTGATAGAGAAAAATATTTCAATAGAAGGAGAGAAGCAGTAAGAAGAAAAGAGCAAGAAGGTATTATTGAAGCATCAAGTGTTGGTGGGACTATAAAGAAGACTGGAAAAGTTGTAATGGATAGTACCAAGGGATTCTTGGGAAGAATAATGGACTTTGTTGGCACACTTTTGGTTGGGTGGTTACTTATCAACCTACCAGTTATCATTGATGGTGTTAAAAAGTTGGGGGAAAGAATAGTTGCTATAGTTAAAGTTCTTGGAAAAACTGTAACCGACATTGTATCATTCTTATCCGGGTTTGGAGATCTTATCGGCGGTATATTTTCAAATGTTATTAGATTTGACTTTACTGATAGTGAAAGGAAAGTACGCAATGCCGTAGATAAGATAAACTCTTCTGTTGGATATATCTTTAATGATATCAACAATCTTGTCACTCTATTTTCAAAACCAATAGATTTTGGATTTGATCAGTTATTGGGAGAACTTGATGAAGCTGAGAGATCTGCTCCATCTATGATGCCTGGTTCTGGTCAATATACAGAACCAAAAGATGAAATGTCTGGTGGTAGAGTCTCTCCACAATTAGTTTATCAGTACCTAAGATATAAAGGACTTACACATGCCCATGCTATGGGTATTCTTGCAAACATTGAGGGTGAGAGTAAATTTAGAGTTGGTGCAAAGAGTGGTGATGATGGTGGTGCTGGTGGTCTTTTCCAGTGGAAAAAACCAAGAAGTGATAGGATGGCAGCAAGTGTTCCAAACTGGCAGAGAAATTGGAAAGGTCAATTGGATTATGCTCTTGTAGAGGATGCTGGTCCTGCATATCTAAAAATGCAGTTTTCTTCTGCAGAAGAGGCAGCACAATGGTGGATGGTAAAATGGGAAAGACCTTCTGAAAGAGTAAGGGGTGCAAGACAACAACAACATAATGCATTTATTAAAAACTTTAGAGCACCTTCCCCAGATAAACCATCTGCAGCAGCAATATCCCTTGCAAAGTTAGGTCAAGGAAGACTTGGACCAAACCAAGATGTATCTTCTATTGGGCAAGGGGTTGGTAAAATACAAATAACTGACAACTATGGTGCAAGAGGCGGATCTCACAAAGGCATTGACATTGCTGCACCATCAGGAACTTATATTGCAGTTAGAAGTGATGCTCAGGTTGTAGCAGTACAAAACTTTGGAAACAGGGGATATGGTCTTGTTGTTGACGTTTGGTTGATAAATGAAGGTGTTCAACTTAGATTTGCTCACTGTAGTCAGGTATTGATAAGGTCTGGAAAAATACCTGCTGGGACTTCTTTTGCTAGAGTTGGTAGCACAGGAAACTCAACTGGACCTCATATTCACTTTGAATACAGTAAGACATATAATGATACAAGTTATGGTGGTTCTGGTGATGCTTCGGCATATGTTCCATTCATTTTACTCACAAAATATCAAAACGGAGGAAGAAGTGCTTCGGTTGTTTCACCAACGAAAGAAGCAAAGTTGATGTCAATTGACACAACAAGACCAGAAGCATCTTTGAGAAGAGATAAGAGGGGAGCAACGGTCATTGTTGCACAACCAGCAGCACAACAACAGCAGGCACCAAGACCAGTTGGTGGAAGTCCTCCAGCTTTTAGTGTTTCTGATGAGGAAGATGCGTTAAATACATTTGTAATAGGAAAACTCTTACTAGACTTAGCATACTAACTAAATGGCAGCAATAGATTCCTCAATATACCAAGAGATTACTATTTTTTCAAGGGATGGTTCCACATCTGTTGATTTAAGAAGGGGTGTAGTTTCTTTTAACTACTATGAGGATTTGTTTTCACCAACCGTCACTGCAAAAATGGTAGTTGTTTCTACCAGTCAGAACCTTATTCGAGGCAAACTACAGTCAATATATAACGGTTTGCCTATTAGGGGTGGAGAACTTGTTAGAATAAAGATTGCTGGTAACAGTGAAAGTAATCCAGACTTAGAGTTTTCTGAGAAAGAAACTGCTCTTTATGTTTCTA